TCAAGGACTCTGACGAATTCCGGGCCGGCATCGCAGGCCGTGAGCGGCAGGTCGACAAGGTGGTGTCCGATCTGAATAGGCTTCTCGCCGCTGCCAAATACGCGCAGGCAAATGGCCATTTGTTTCCCACTACTCCAAACGGCATGACGCCCGAACAGGCGAACGATGCCAACAAAAATTGGTTCGAAAACTGGAGAAAGTATTCCGAGGACAATGAAGATCAGATTCGGGAGATGCTGGATACGATCAACCAGCTGAGTGCGTCTGGACAATGGAATGGTGCTCTCCACTGGCCCATTCTCTCTCCGAACAGCACGCTCGGCCTTAAAGAGCGTATCGAGATACTCAATCAATTTCTCAAAGACTCTCCTATCTCCCGACAGTTTACCGCTATTGGTCCCGTTCCGGCGCTTCCAGGCCTGGTGCCATCTTTCGTAAACACCCAGCTGCCCGGCTTCATTCCCGTGTCACCCGACGACGTGAAGCAGCCGGAAGGGTTTACACCGAGCAATCCGGCTCTGACTTATGGGCTGCGCGGCTTTCCTGCAGCCACTTCGGATTGGCAACGGTTCGGACAACAGCCTCCAAGCACTGCTGCACTATCGATACCTCAGGTTCTCCAATTCAATCCGGAAACCGGTCAGCAGATGTTCATGTCCGATGGATCGCCCATGTTGGGACCCAGTCCGTACAATGTGCCAGACGATCCGCGTGTACTTCTAGGTCTGGGAATATCCGCCGCCGCGTTGGCTGCGCCCGCGCTGCTACCCTCATTGCCGGCGTGGGTATGGACGTTGGGTGCTCTGGGCTCTGCAGGTGCTATGGCGGGCTCAACTGCCAATGCGACACCAAGCAATCATTCCAGCGGAGGGGTCTTTGCCACTGGTGCGCCTCCGTACGATCCGTTCAGCACTGGCGTCGCATCGAACTATACCAGCAACGGCTCTCCGCTCCTCGGAACTCAATCCAGCGCACAGCCGCGGACTGACAACGCTCTTGATCAGGAGCCGGCGCGCTCCAGCACTTTCGACGATCGCTTCGGCACCTGGCCGGGATCTGCGGCCGCCGCCCCGCAGTCCCAGCCATTGAACAAACCAGAGGCGCCGACGGTTACGGCTGAAGGAGTCGCCGCGCCCGAAGACGTCCGCCGCCTCACTCGCGTGAATGCCACGAACGCTGGCAGCGTGTTCGAGTCGGGTAGCGCGCCGGTGCCATATCTGCCTCCTCCTGAGTTCGACGCCCGATTTGGCAATTGGCGAGGGCAAGGAAGGCACCCCCAGCTGGTAAGCAGCCCGCTCAGCGCATTCGCTGATGAGCCGGGCTATGCCATTCCACCGCCGATCTGGGGATTGGGCGCCGCGAGCAATCAGCGAAATGATGCAGAAGAATGGTTCTCTCGCTGGATACAGCCGCTGCTCGACCAGGACCAAAGGTGACATTCGGAGTCCTGTAATTACGATTGAATCTCGTTTGACACGTCGGGCAAAACACCGGCATGATGGCAGCATCGAAACAAGTTTGTGAGGCCCGCGCGGGACATCCGCTGCGGGCCTTTTCGTTTCGATTTCGGAATCGGACGGCGTCCGGCGCATCGCGGCCTCGCCCTCGTTGAAACGCGTTCATCGAGCGCCGAACGGCGCGCCGCCGTCCGAACACTCTATTGGCCGTGCACGCGCGAACGTGCCGGTCCGCGGCGCGAGCCTTTGCTTGTGCCGCCGCGGTCCCCGCAAGATGGGGATAAGGTTCGCGCCGAAACGATCGCGCCTCGTGTCGCGATCTGCCGCACTGTTGTCTTTGGTGGAGAAAACATGACGGTCTATCTGATATCGCTCGCCCTGGCGGGCCTGGTCGCTGTTGTCGTGTGGGAGGCGTCTGCATGAGTGATGGACTTGAATACGAGCCCAAGATTGCGGATGTTTACCGGCCTGTCGCGAAGCGGCCGTCGAAAGCGCGCACGTTGACCGAGATCCGCTCGCTCGCGCGCAGCCATACCAAGACAGCCATCAGAGTTCTCGTCGGCATCATGCGCAGCAGCGATGCGACGCCGGCCGCCCGGGTCTCGGCTGCCAACGCGATCCTCGATCGTGGCTGGGGCAAGGTGACGCAGCCGATCGAGAATGGCGAAGACGGCGTACTGGAGTTGACCCACCGGATCGAGCGCATCATCGTGCATCCAGATCGTGCTGGCGGAGCTGAGAGCAGTGCCGACCTTTGAGTTACCTGAGTTCTGAATTTGAAACTGCACGATTGATCGTTTGACACGTCGGGCAAAACACCGGCATAATGGCATCATCGAGACGAGTTTGTGAGGCCCGCGCGGGACATCCGCTGCGGGCTTTTTCGTTTCGGTCTCAGGAATCGGACGGCGTCCGGCGCATCGCGGCCTCGCCCTCGTTGAAAGGCCTTCATGGAGGGCCGATCAGCGCGCCGCCGTCCGAACCAGTTTATTGGCCGTGCACGCGCGAACGTGCCGGCCCGCGGCGCGAGAGTTTGCTTGCGCCGCCGCGGCCTCCGCAAGACGGGGATAAGGTTCGCGCCGAAACGATCGCGCCTGGTGTCGCGATCTGCCGCACTGTTGTTTTCGCGTATTTCTCTTTGAGAAACGATGACGGTCTATCTGATATCGTTCGCCCTGGCGGGCCTGGTCGCTGTTGTCGTGTGGGAGGCGTTCGCATGAGTGACGGACTTGAATACGAGCCCAAGTTCGCGGACGAGTCCCGGCCTGTCGCAAAGCGACGATCGAAAGCGCGAACGTTGACCGAGATCCGCTCGCTCGCGCGCAGCCATGCCGGGACGGCCATCAAGGTGCTCGTCGGCATCATGCGCGATGGCGATGCGACGCCGGCCGCTCGCGCCTCGGCCGCCAACGCGATCCTCGAGCGCGGCTACGGCAAGGCGGCGCAACCGATCGAGAACGGCGAAGACGGCGTGCTGGAATTGATCCACCGGATCGAACGCATCATCGTGCATCCCCACAAATCCGGCGCCGAGGTGTCCTAGCGCCATCGCTGGAGAACAGGCGCTCGCTATGTCCACCTTGAAAATTCCCACGGCCAAGATCTTCGAGCCGCTGCTGAAACCTGCGCGCTACAAGGGGGTTTACGGCGGGCGCGGCTCGGGCAAGTCGCATTTCTTCGGCGAGCTCCTGGTCGAGACCTGCCAGGCCGAGCGCGGCACGCTCGCGGTGTGCATCCGCGAGGCGCAGCGGACGCTGGCGCAATCGTCCAAGCGGCTGATCGAGGGCAAGATCGCGAGCCTCGGGCTCGGTCACGGTTTCAAGCTGTTCAGCGACAAGATCGAGACGCCCGGCGACGGGCTGATCATCTTTCGCGGATTGCAGGATCACACGGCGGACTCGATCAAGTCCCTGGAAGGATTCCGCATTGCCTGGATCGACGAGGCGCAAAGCTTGAGCGCGCGCAGCCTGGCGCTGCTGCGGCCGACGATCCGGGCCAAGGACTCCGAGCTGTGGGCGAGCTGGAATCCGCGCCGCAAGAGCGATGCGATCGACGATTTCCTGCGCACCCGTCGGCCCGACGGCGCGCTGGTGGTGAAAGCCAACTGGCGCGACAATCCCTGGTTTCCCGAAGTGCTGGAGGAGGAGCGGCTGCTCGATCAGAAGCTCTATCCGGAGCGCTACGATCACATCTGGGAAGGCGACTATGCGCGCGCCTTCGAGGGGGCCTATTTTGCTTCGCTGCTGTCGGAGGCGCGCGCGCAGGGTCGGATCGGGAAGGTCTCCGCCGATCCGCTGCTGCCGCTGCGCGCCTTCATCGACATCGGCGGCGCCGGGGCGGCCGCGGATGCGTTCACGATCTGGATCGTGCAGTGGGCGGGAAACGAAATTCGCGTGCTGGACTACTACGAGAGCGTCGGCCAGGTGCTCGCGTTTCACGTCAACTGGCTGCGCTCGCGCGGTTACGACAGTGCCGTGCTCTATCTGCCGCATGACGGTGTTGCCACGAGCGCGATCACCGGCAAGCGCTATGAGGATCATTTGCGCGAAGCCGGCTTTGCCGTCGAGCCACCGGTGAAGAACCAGGGGCCGGGCGCGGCGATGATGCGGATCGAGGCACTGCGGCGGCTCGCACCGCAGCTCTGGTTCAACGAAGAGACGACGGAGCCGGGACGCGAAGCGCTCGGCTTCTATCACGAGCGCAAGGACGAGACGCGCAACATCGGGCTCGGGCCCGAGCACGACTGGTCGAGCCACGCTGCGGATGCGCTCGGGCTGATGGCGATCTGCTATGAGCAGCCGGGCAGGGTCGCCGCGTTCAACCGGCCGATCCGCTATGCGGAGCAGGGGTGGGTGTGAGTGCGGCTTGTCGCCGGGACAAAACCTGTGGTTGACACGTGTTCATGCTACCTTCTAAGTGATGTATCTTTCTGCCGCTGCGTGAGTTGCTGCGATGTCGCCATTGGGAATTCTGATCGAGATCATCGGATACTCGGCGGCCCGAGCCGTCCTGCCATTGCTTTCGTTCGGCTGGATTTCTGCGGAGCCTTTCGCCGCATCCCCCCGCCCGTTGCGCTGGCCCGGTTACCGCCGCGACGATAACGGACGGATCGTATTGCAGCAGGCTGCGGCGGGCTGGATCGGATTGGGCCTCTGCCTCACTGGGCTGCTGGCAGTCGGGCTACTCGTTCATGCCCTCTTGCAAGGCGCGACATTCGTCGATTGACACGCAAACCGGCGCCGTGATGGCCACGTTCGTGCCGGGTCCAGGCGATGTCGATGGTGTCGCGCTCCGGCTGCGACGATCACTGGATCCGACCATTTTACATTCTCGCGCTGGCCGAATTTGACGCCAGTCTATCGCTGCGCGCGAGTTGCCCATTGGAAAGGTCATTCATGCCAAAGATGTCGATCTCCGAAGTGAAGGCGATGCTCGCCTCCGAGAAGGCCAACGCGCTTGCTGCGATGTCGGCGGCACGTCTTGCGGAGGAGCGCGCCGATGCGATGGATTATTATCTCGGCGATATGCGCAAGGACATGCCGGCACAGGACGGGCGTTCGCGTGCGGTGTCGACCGACGTCGCCGACGCCATCGAAGGCCTGATGCCGCAGCTGATGGATATCTTTGCCGGCTCCGACGAGGTCGTGCGCTTCGAGCCGGTCGGCCCGGACGACGTCCTCGCCGCGCAGCAGGAGACCGATTACGTCAATCACGTCTTCATGCAGCAGAACCCCGGCTTCATGGTGCTGTACGGCTTCATCAAGGACGCGCTGCTCTCCAAGGTCGGCGTCGTCAAGGTCTGGTGGGAAGAGCGGGAGGAGGAGAGCCGCGAGACCTATTACGATCTCACCGACGACCAGTTCGCGCTGCTCGCCCAGGACGTGGCGGAGTCGAACGGGGCAATGAAGATCGTCGCGCACACGGTGCATGACATCAGCGAGCCGCAGGATCAATCGCAGGCCGCCTCCTGAGCGAAGGAGCGGCTGGAACAGGAAGCGCGACTTGGTCGTGCGGACCAGCCGCTACTTCCTCTCGGTGCGTCCGAAGACTCTGAGGAATGCGAGGCCTGAGAGCGTCGCCGCGACGGCGAGAAGCAGTTTTCCTGGCGCCTCGGCTCCATACATGACGTACGCGAAAGTCGCCAGGAGGGCGAGTATCGCGGAGTGCTTGAGGGCGGTTTTCAGTCGGCCCGCACTTTCTCGTCCCGGGGGTGGCGGCATGTTCAATCTCGCTGATCTCTGGCCTGAAGTCGTAACATGGGTGGAATGGAATGGCTGTCGATAATTTGCTGGTTCGCCTGATGGCAATGTTCGGAAAAGGAGAGTTGTCGAAGCGGCTTTCGCAATATGACCCGCCTTCTCGCGGCGACATTCTCCATGATGGTCTCGTTGGAGCGGGAAAAACCTGGGGCGGTGTCCTCGGGACCGCGGCGGGAATAACTGGCGGAGAGGCTGTCGGTGGTCCTTATGGAGCAACTGCGGGCGCGTTGGCGCTGGCGCCCGCAGGGAGTCTCGCAGGGGGATGGGCCGCGCACGGCGCTTATCTTCAAGGTTTGCTCATCAAAGACATTCTCTCGCACCCCGAGAACTGGACCGTCGACGCCGCAGGTGCGATCGTTCCGGCAGGGCCGACGCTTGCAACTGATCCGTCGCGGCAGAGTGCGAACCGTTCGAGCGTTTTCGACGTCGGCGCACCGGCGCTTCGATACGCTTCCGCACCAACGGCGAGAACGGACGACTTCTCCGTGGCGACCTCCGGCGCGCCCGGCACGGATCCATCGAAACTGGTGCCGCAGGCAGGCGGATTGCTCGGGATGATCCAGGATTACATGCGCAACAATCCTGACGGCGGAAGATGACGCTCCCTGGATTGACATGGAATGCATTCTGTTGACGATGTTCCTGTTGTGTTCTATTGGTATCACAGATTGTAGCGGCACTTCAACACTCTCGGAATCATGGCGCGAGCGCTGCCAGGAGCTTCGCTTCGGGGGCTCTGCACAGAGCGGAGAGTGCAACAGGTCCGGTAACCAATGGAGATATCATGGATACAAGCATCCCTCGGCAAAAGAGCCAATCAAACCCCGAGACTTGTGATCATGAGCGCGCTGTTGTTTGCGGTCGCTCTCATGACCTCTGGATGCTTTTGATCTGGGCCGTGGCCTCGCATCGACCTCAATACGGAGGGGTCGGGCAAAGGGCGGCTGGCGGAATTCCTTAGCACCAACGCTTACCACGACGTCGAACGTCTGAATCAGGTGACAAAAAAGTTCATCATCGAGCAGATCTCTACCAAGGATATCTCTCGCGATGATGCGGAAGCGCTGGGCCTGTGTTGCGCGCCGGCGCCCAGCAAAGAATGCAGCTACTCCGGCGAATGCTGGGTTCGAAGCGATCAGCGATATGTCCCGCGAGATGGTCCCGATTATGGAACCAGGCCAATTCATCATATCGACGTGCGGCTCTCCTATCTGAAGCCGCATGACGTCGTCGTACAAGCCCATCAACGCTACGTTCCCGATGAATGAGCAGGTGAAGCATGGCGGAAGGCCAATATTGTATCGTCAAGGAGCAGCTCGCCTGTGGCGAGCGCTCCGAAGTCGATGCTTCTGGGCGATGCGTCCCTTGGTTAGGTACTTTGATCTCATTCTTCTTTTGTCTGCTTGTATCGAGCAGTCAGTCTTGGGCAGAGGATTACGACGTTGATTTTGGCGCTGAGGTTCGAGGCGCCAAGGACGCAGGCTCAGTTGCGTGTCGGTTTGATCAAGTATGTAGCGCGGACATCGAGGCGTTCGGATTGAGGCTGACGATAATTGTGCTGCCTTACGACACTCGGAGTCATCCTAAAATCCGTAATTGAATTGATCGACCGGACTATCGAGCAGCTTCAGCATGCGGCAGACGCAGGCAACTTGGGCATAACAGACAATATTATGCTTCCGCCCCCGGCCACGCCGGATTCGATCAATAGTGCTCATGTTCCCATGACGCCGGGTTCAACAGATCCGTTTGCTCCAGCAGATCCGGGAAAGAGTGCGCCGGGCGGTGAATTACAGCAGATCGGAATCAAGAGCGCGTTTGGGCCCCTGTGCGAGATGCTGCCGCTGTCCTAGGCGGCCGATCAGTCGCAGTCGTCGATACATCCAGTCCCGATCAGGCGCCGGCAGGCGGCCTGCTCGGCATGATCCAGGAATATATGCGCAACAACGGCTATTAGCTGCCGAGCCGCGTGCCGATCTAAATAGGAAAATCAGAAATGGCCTTGACGCGTCGGGCAAATCACCTCTAAAGTGACATCATCGAAAGAGTTCACATCGACCCGCGCGGAGAACCCGCTGCGGGTTTTTTCATTCCTGTAGCCGAGATCGGACGACGGCGGAGCCTCGCCGCCTTGCCCTGCTGGGCGTGATCCAGGACTACATGCGCAACAGCGGCTGTTAGTGCGCTGCTGCTCTTCGGCCGCTTGCTCATGCGCGCCAAAACCCGAGAGTTCAAATTCACATGCCTGTTCCCTTGCTAGCCCCGGCGCCTTCAGCGCCGATGGGCTCTCTCGTCACGCATGACGTCACCATCGTCACCACGCGCAAGCTTGCTCAGGCGCGGGTGATGGGCGTGCCTCCGGAAGAATTCGGCATCGAGCGCGGTGCGCGCAGCATCCGGGACTGCAATTATTGCTTCCACGAGGTCGTCACCAAGACCGAGGCGCAATTGATCGCCGAAGGTTTCGACGCGAGCCAGATCAAGGCGCTGCGGCCGCAGACCGGCACGACCGAGATCGAGACTCTGGCGCGCGACACCGTGGAAGAGCATCTCTCCGCGACGGGGGGCGGGGCTAGCACCAATGCGGCGGCGCGGCTCGTGCGCATCACCGAGCATTATGTCCGCATGGACTACGAGGGCTCTGATCGCCCCTGTCTTTACCAGGTCATCACCGGTGGCGATCAGGCCGAGATCCTGCGCAAGGACGGCAAGGACTGCATCACGCCGTTCGACCAGATTCCGTTCGCCACCACCACGCCGGTGCCGGTGACGCACCGCTTCTTCGGCCGCTCGATCGCAGATCTCGTGATGCCGCTGCAGCGGGAGAAGACCGCGCTGAAACGCGGCGCGCTCGACAATCTCTATCTGCACAACAATCCGCGCGTCGAGGTGGCCGAGCAGAACGCCGGGCCGAATACGCTGGACGATCTCCTGGTGTCGCGGCCGGGAGGCGTGGTCCGCACCAAGACGGCGGGCGGGCTCAACTGGCAGGTGGTGCCTGATATCACCACGTCGATTTATCCGATGCTGCAATATGTCGATGCCGAGGTCGAGAGCCGCACTGGCCTCGGCAAGCAGGCGCAGGGGATCGATGCCAACGCGTTGCAGAACCAGTCGGCCACCGCGGTCGCGCAGGTGTTCTCGGCCTCGCAGATGCGGATCAAGCTGATCGCGCGCATCATGGCCGAAGGCGTGCGCGACATCTTCGCCCTGCTGCACGGGACGATCCACAAGCACGGTCAGCGCCAGGAGATCGTGCGGCTCCGCAACGCCTGGGTCGATGTCAATCCGCGCAATTGGAAGACGCGCGACGACATGACCATCAATGTCGGCCTCGGCTCTGGCGGCAAGGCCCAGCAATTCGCCCAGACCATGGCGATTGCGAACGTGCAGAAGGAGCTGCTCGCCGGCGGCAAGATCAACCTCGTTGGCGACCAGCAGCTTTACAATACCGCCGCAGAGCTGACGCGGATCATGGGACACAGGAATCCCGACCAGTTCTTCAATGATCCCATGGCCGTCAATCCGCAAACCGGACAGCTGCTGCATCCGCCGCCGGCGCCCCCGCAGCCGCCGCCCGATCCGAAACTGCTCGCCGTGCAAGCGCGGGCGCAAGTCGACGCCGCGCTCGCCGCGCATCAAGCGCAGCTGCAGCAGCAAAAGGCGCAGAACGACGCGATTCATCTCCAGGTCAAGACGCAAGGGGAGATCGAGCTCGCCAAGATCAAGGCCGCGCTCGACGCCAAGATGACGGTGCTCGAGACGCATTTGAAGGCGGCGATCGCAGCCGGGAAAGTGCAGCGTTCCTATCCGCCGGGAGCACGCAAGGCAAAGGACGGTCACCACTATCTGCCTGATGCCAACCGCCCCGGCAAATATCTGCTGGTCGTCCACCATGGCTGATTATTCCCTGGTGCCGGTCGAGCATCAGCCGGACTTCGAAAACGTCTCGTTCGTCCCAGTCGACCATGATCCGTTCGGTGATGGCGGCGCGATCCCGGGGGCGCCGGTGCAGCTGGCGCAGGCTCAACAGGCGCAGACACAGCCGGCGCAGTCCCAGCAGGCGCAGACGAGGGGAGCAGGCCGATCCAGCGCACCGACACTTGGCGGGGCTACAACAGAACCCGGATCTGCTTTCAAGGCAGGGGCCAGCGACTTCTTCAGGTCCATCCCTCGCGGGGTCGTCTCTGGCTTCAATAGCGCGGCGAGCGCATTGGGACGCGCCACGCAGGCCGAGATGGGGCAAGACGTCGACGCGCCGACTCCCCAACAGGGAATGCAGATTCTCGAGAAGGAAGTCACCGGACCGATGCACAAGCCGGAAGGCCGAGCGGGACAATTCGGTGCATCAATCGGTGAATTTCTCGGCAATCCCGCTTCCTATGTGGCGCCTGGAAGCGTGCCTCTCAAAGTCGGGGCGGCTGTGTTGGGTGGCTTGGGAAGTGAGGCCGGAGGCCAACTGGCTGAGGGAACTCCTCTAGAGGTGCCTTTCCGATTCGCCGGTGGTACGCTCGGTGTGCTCGGCGCCCTCAGTCGCGTCGGAGGCGTGAGTGCGAAAGGCGCCGCGTCCGTCGCGGCGAAAGAAGAAGGTGCGACGCTCGGGCACGCGGCGGAGAACGCGCCACGAATATTTTATAGAGGCGATGAAGCTGGCAAGACGGAGTTCCGGTCGCACGCCGCACAAGTGGGAGGCCAGGCTCACTCCGAAGAGGTCTTGGCAAAGGGAGACATGAATGATTTGATGAAAAATCACGCGCGTAATAGCTACGATCCACCGTCTCCATATATCTCCGTCACCCCGGATCCTGACGCCGCCCGGGATTTTGCTCCCCTCTCGAACGGCGCGGTTTACAAATTGCAATTGGCGCCGGGCCGCGCAATTCCAAACCCATTCAGTCAATTTGGGGAAAGCGAACACCTGGTTCCGCACTACATCTCGCCGGACGAAATCAAGGGTACGCTTCCGTAGGTCAAGGGTACGACATGCCGTCATCTCTATTTCCAGAATTCATTCCGTCGAAGAGCCTCAAGCTGTCCGATGTGCCGAATGAATCAGCGCCCTGGTCAGACATTGGACGCTTCGCGCTGACTCTTGATCCGTCCGAGGACAACCCATACAAGGTTGACCGGCGGAAGCTGGACACCTTGTCAGCCGAGAGCGGCCTAGTGCGGCTTCGGGCGCACCTTTTTATGGAGCAACGGTCGTGGAACCATGTGGGCCGCGAGCCGGACGCCAGCACCATGTCTGCCATCCGAAGGACGGTTGCTTTAATTCGCGCGATGTTGTCGGCGCAAAACAAAGATGTGTCGGAGACCGAGGCATGAAAAAATATCCTGCGCCCACCTGGCGAGGGATCACTCGCACGGAAGCGCCGGCGTGGTTTGTGGATCGGATGGCGCATTACACGGACCGGCAGAAGGGTTTTGTGATCTACAAGCATGGCACTGCTGTCTTTGATGACAGCTTCCCCGAGCCGGACATCGTCAAATGCAATGCGGCGTTGCTGGACGTCGTGACGCATATGCCCGACTTTTCGGTCAGGCCGATGCGCGACGGTAACTTCGTCGTCAACTTCAGAGGGCCGGTGTACGGCCTCGTCGATGGCGCGTTCTTTGAGGAGAGTAAACGGCAGCTGTCGATGGATGCGATGAAGCATGGCTTTTTCCCCACGGAGGTGCTTTTGCGTCCAAGTGACGACAACGGCGAAGCCGGTCATCATGTCATCGGTCTTTACGCCCGCGCACATCTGTATCTGGATGTTGAGTCACCGGTTGTTGTGGGACGGTTTACTCTGCCCATTTGAACCTTGCCGGAGAGATGCCGGGCGCAGGTCAGCGCCGCGCTCGCCCCGCATCAGGCGCAGCTCCAGCAACAGAAGGCGCAGAACGACGCGATCCATCTTCAGGTCAAGACGCAAGGGGAGATCGGGTTCGCCAAGATCAAGGCCGCCCTCGATGCCAAGATGTCGGTGCTGGAGACGCATCTGAAGGCGGCGATCGAAAAGGGGGAAAGCGCAGAGGTCATATCCGCCGGGCGCACGCAAGGCGAGAGATGGCCACCATTATCTGCCGGACCCAACCGGCCCGGCAAATATCTGCTGGTCGTTCATCATGGCTGATTATTCTCTGGTGCCGGTCGAGCATCAGCCGGACTTTGAGAATTGTCTCTCTCATTCCGGTCGACCATGATCCGTTCAGTGATAGCGGCACGGTCCAGCAGGCGCAGGTTCAACAGCCCCAGACTCAACTAGCGTCGCAAACCCAACCGCAACAGTCTGCAACGGGAGTCGGTCAGCCTGCTGTCAATGGACCAGCGAGTGGCAACATCCCCGTCGGATCGAGCGGCAGCGTTGCTGGTGGCAATGCAGGAAGTGGTTTCAACAACCCGACTTCCGCGTCTGGGTCTGCGGATGGTGGCGATAGCTCGTCGTTTGGGAAGGGCATGTTGCAAGGCACCATCAACACTCTGGTGCCTGGTGCTTACCATTCTGGCCTAGCCCAACAGCAGTTCCGACAAGGACATTATGGCGCCGCTACGCTTTACGGAGCAGAGGCGCTCGCAGACGCCATCCTCGGAATAGCCACTTTGGGCGCCAGTACGAGGTTGGGGGCAGGGGTACGCGCCGCAAAGACTCTAGTACCCGCTACGATGGAAGGCGCTGGATTGGGCCGGACGCTGGCAAGCCCACCGATACGTGCCGCTGGGTCAACAATCTCAGGGGCGGATAGAGCTGCTGCGGGCAGCGCCGCCAGACAAGCCATCAGTGGGGCGGAAGCCACGTTGCTCGAAGGATTGACGCGAAAGGACTTTCAGCGACTTGCCGGTTTCGTACAAGGATTGGATGAATCGGGTAGGGCTTCTACCGAAGCGACTGCCGAAATATTATCTAATCTCAAATCAGCCGGCGTGACCTCCCGATCTATGGCTGCTTTCCAGAAGTTTTACGAAGGTGTAGCTCGCGAATTTCCATCCAATACCTCGGCAGCTCACCGCGCAGCGCTACTGGCAAACATCTTGCGGAGCCTCGAATGACAGATGCGACCACGAAGTATCTCATAACCAACGATCACCCCGAACCGTTGACGGTGATCGTGGAGCCCTGGGCTGAAGAGGTTGTTCTTTCGCCGAAGGCTTCGCTGTTGCTGACGGTCCTGTATGACAGGGAAGGTATGCTGGAAATGGCGACAGACCCGAACTATTTTACTGTGTGGCTGTGGAGTGGGTGTCGGGTCAAGCTCGCGCTGAACGGCAAGGATCTAACTATGCCGTCGCTTCTGATCCGTTCTCCCTGATTTGGTTGGCCAGCGCGAGCGTCTCAGCGGCGAAATCAAAGGTACGCTTCGTAGGTTCAGGTACGATATGCCGACATTTCGATCTCTATATCGGAAGCCAAAGCATGAAATATCCTGCCCCCAGTTGGCGAGGGCTCATCCGCGCGGAAGCGCCAGGCTGGTTTGTGGATCGGATGGCGCATTACACAGACCGGCGGAAGGGCTTCCTGGTCTACGAGCACGGAACGGCGATCTTTGACGATAGCTCCCCAGTGCCGGACATTGCCCGATGCAATGCGGCGTTGCTGGACGGCCGGTGGCGGTCAAAATCGCCCGGGACGGCAAGTTCTCGATAAGTCTGCCCGCAACATTCGGTCTTCGAAGGGCGGTCGTTTGATCTCGCCGCATCCGAAGTGCCCACGATATGAACCAGCAACGCGCGAACGACGAGAAGGAAACCTATGTCCGACGAAGGCACACTTGAGAGGGCGGCCGCGCGGGCGGCTCGCGCGGAGGCGCTCCTCGACGATGAACTGCTGAGCGAATCCTTCGACTCGCTCGAGAAGAGCTACATCGCTGCCTGGCGCGCGACAACGGTCGACGATGCTGCGGGCCGTGAGAAGCTCTTCCTGGCGATCAACATCGTCGGCAAGGTGCGCGATCATCTCGCCGGCGTCGTCGCCAACGGCAAGCTCGCGCGTGCCGAGCTGAAGGAGCTCACGGAAACGGCGGAGCGGCGGAAGCGGTTCGGGATCATTTAGTCTGCACGATTTCTGCACAACTAAAAGGTGAGTTGACATTGTTCCTGGTCCGTCAATGAATGGTGAGAGCCGAATTGGAGCCCGATGAATGCCGGACGTGAATATGGATCTAGCAAGTTCGGCATCTGTTTCTCCGGCCGAAGGTGCCGGAAGCAATGGGCTCTTCGTCGCCATTGGCGTTATGAAGTGGTTCATGTTGGCTTTCGCGCTTGCGTGTCCTTATCTCGCGGCGTTTCTGATCTACCCGCTTCCCGCAGTCTCTGACGCGCTATGGGATCTGCGTTGGGCATGCTGGTTTTTCCTGTTCTTCTTCACGTTGAGCGCCATCGTCCGCCGGCGATGGGGACAGACGGCGATTTTCGTTGCGGCCTGGGCATGGATGTTCTTCGCGCCACCGTTCGCTCAAGCACCGCTTCCTTGGCTTGCAGCTCAGGGTTTTGGTATTCAAGCCCGGTCAGCCGAGGCATACCTGTCGACTTGCGAGCTCTTTCAATTCACCGAGACCGGCACTCAGCGTACTTTTGGAGTTTGCGGAGGGGCGGATCGAGGCACAGTCTTTACCCAAATTTTCTAT